TACCAGTTACAAAGAAATCCCTAACCACACCTGAAACTTTAAATACAGGAACTGTACCACTTGTTCCTATGCTAGATAAATTTGCAAAGTTAGTTGATGTACCCATTAAATAATATTGTGGTGCATCTACTCCATTACTAGCAACAACATATTGACCGAATTGTGTAAAGGTAAAATAATCTGTGTTGCCACCAGTCAAACTTCCTTTTCTTGATGTAAATGTTCCACCATCTAATTGATAGATGTCGGTATTTTTTGCAACAAAGTTAAATACATTATTTGAGTTATCTCTAAATGAACCTGCACCTCTACTATTTGCACCGATGTTGTTTGATGAATAAGCAACTAAAGAAGGAAATCGTTTGTAAGATTGTCTTGCAAAGTAAACATTGTTAGCAGTGTTTGCACCTGGATTTAAATACTCAGGTTGATCTGGTAGCCATTCTCCAAAAGGTATTTGCATTATTCTCCTATTGGTTATTGTTTGTTACTGCAAATGATCTTTCATTGAAAGAACCAGCGACTGTTACATCACCTCTTTGTTGTAAAGGTGCATTACCATATTGATCTTCTCTGTCGTTTCTTTCAAGTCTTTCAAGTGCTGTTGTGTACATTCCTTGCCATTGTTGAAGTCTTGCAGGTTCTACACCACCTAAAAAATTAGCAGCATGATATAACGAACCATATAAATAAATAGCTGGATGATGTGTTAAAATATAATTTGATGTATTTGAATCTGATAGAGCTGCAAACTTAGCATAATAATTTAATGTTCCTGTGTATGCAGCAGCAGGAGTTGGTGCAAATCTAAAATTATCTCCTAGTATAGTATATGTTGATGGCATTCCAGATGTAGAACTACCTTTGATTTGATCCATTTGAGCTGGAGTTATATATTTCAAAGCATACTTAGTTCCACCTTCAGTAATAAAAAAATCTCTTACTTGTAAAAAATCAGCAGGGATAGATTCTGTTTCCGAATCAATAGTAATAGAAGTAGATGTAATCATCTTTCTAATTCTAAGTTTTGAGTTTAAGTCTGCTTCTGTTAATACGATAAAGTCATCAGCTATTTCTGATGTTAAATCTGATCTGTTTAGCCAGTTTGCGATAGATGTTTTTAGTGCTGAATAACTACTTAGTGCCATTATAAATTACCTTCTGCGGTTTTAAAATATCTAAATTCATTTGAATTTAATTTTTTTTTTAATATTTGTTTTTGTACTTCTTTTGGAAGACCGAACCAATTATTAGTACCATTATACTCATTCGCCCAGACAGATAAAGCTAAAGTTGGAATACTAGCCACTCTTTTCATATCTCTTGATTTAGAATAGCCATCATTAAGATTATATAATCTTTTATTGTGTTGAATATGTGGATTTATGTTTACTTCTTCTTTAGTAACAATTTTGCCATCCATATCATCTTTTAGATATGTGGTTTTTTGCAATCCATCTATTGTTATATCTTTTTTCATCTGCCTTGACCTTTGTACCTAGTTAGTTTTTTGTTTCGTTTCTCATGTTTATTCAAGTCCTTTTTATGCCTTCTTGGTCTTTTTTTAGGCTTTGGTCTTGGAACAAAATGAACAAACTTTTGTCTTGCCACTACGCACTCATTTCAACAACAGAAATATCATCACCACTTGTACCCTTAATAGCAACTTTTTCACCTGGAGAAATTTTAAAAATTTCTGGTTCGTTTGCAGGTATAAAAATACTACTAGCTGTTGCTGTTGGGTTTGCACCAAACAAAATATGAACTGCTGCATTAGAGCAAATTCTTACATATTCTGATTGTGAACCAAAAGCTGCTGATTGAGTTGATGTAGTACCACTTAAGGCTATCATCTGAACTGTTGTAGGTCTTAATCCATAATTAAAACTCATATTTATCTCCTATTAGATAGAGGGGAAATACCGCTAGGCAAGATCCCCTCAAGTGTTTATTATCTTCTTATAACAAATGTCACAAGTAATTTTTTAGCTCCAGTAGAACCACCATCAGTAATCATTTCGATAGTTCCATCTTCTTCTACTCTGTTTAAAGCAGTAGGTTCAGCAGAATCTACAGTACCAGCAGCAGAGCCAGAGTGAGCAACAGTTATGCCACCACCTGTAACAGCAGTGCCACCTATTTCAAAACTTATTGCAGCATTGCCTCCAGATATAGCACCTTGTAAAGCAGTAATAATTTTAATTATTTTACCACCATCAGGCACAGCAACAAATGTTGATGAAGCTGTAGATATATCTTCAATCTCAGCAGTTAGAAAGTAATCGTTTAATGTTCTCATTTTTTATCCTTTTTATTTGCTTCGTTCCGACTTTAAATCTTCAAAGACCAAACAAAATTGTTAATTAAAATGATGGGGGATTACTCCCCCACCAAAACTATTTATTATGATGTTGTTAGATCGTAAACAGCACCACTTGCAGCTTCGTTTCTTGACTCAAGAGTGTACTCTGCAACCATAAATCTCTGATCTGCGTCAGCAGTCTGAGCTGGTGTTTGTAGAGCAAAATCTCTTAAGAAAGCAACAGCGAAGTAGTCCATCTCTAATACTAACGCATCTTGACCTTTTTTAGCAGCAGTTGAGTTAGCACCTCTGATGAATCTGTTTGGAGCAACTTGTAATGTTCCAAAGTCTGACTCATATACGTCAATAGAAGTAACTAATCTTCTGTCTTCTGCTTGGTCAAATCTAGTTGAACCACCAGTAAAGCCAGATAGCTTCTGTTTGTTGAAAGCACCAACCATAATCATGTTAGGGTTTCCACCAGCATCGAAGCATGATCTCAATACAGATTTCAACTGGTCTTCAGTGAAAGCTCTTTGAGTACCATCAGTTCTAGCAGCACCGCCACCTGAACCTGATCCACCAGCACCTGCACTTACGTTAGATGAAATCCAAGTTTGAACTCCACCAGATTTTCTTGCAGTTGTAGCATTACCAGCATTAGCAGCTACGTTTGATAAAAGAGCAGTTTCCATATCTCTTTTTAATTCTTTCGCAGATTTTGCTACTTGGTAAGCTAACTCATTGTTTCTACCAGCAGATGTTACAGCATCATTTGTACCTGATACTTGGATCGCCTTTGTAGAAATCTGAGTGTGGTTTGTTAGTTTAGTTGTTGCACTCAATGTTGGGTACGAAATACTTGCACCCTCAACAGCAGCATTAGCAGCAACGTCAGCTAATGAATCTGTTTGCCATTGGTGTGATGTGTTTGTTGCTTGTGTCTTAGCAACACCAGACATAAAAGGAGTTTCTGTTGGAGCTATTGAATAAATAATATCTGCCAAATCTTCTCTTATGCCGACTGTTTGATATGTTTGAAATACAGCCATTTTTTATCTCCTTATAGGTTATTGTTTATAAATAACGAAGTAGAAGGTCTGTTGCATCTTTTGGATTACCAGACTTCTTCAACGTCTTAATTTGATTCAACCTAGTTTTAGAGTTTAATTCTTCTTTTGTACTTTTAGTGCCTGACTTAACAAACTTAGAAGGTTTGACCTTTTTAGAAACTAAACCAGGTTTGACTGATTTAGATTTATTATAGTTCATACCATCCATAATCACATCAAAATATCTTGAGTCATAAATTCTAGCGACATCTTCATTTGAAAATCCCTTAGAACTTAAGTAGTTCATAATATTTGATTTCACTGTTGCACCCTTGATAGGATCAGCAATCTCAGGATGACGTAAGTGAAGTTTTTTTTGTTCTTCTCTCAATATCTCCTGAAACTGAGCTTGTTGATGATCTCTCAGTTTTTGCTGTGCTTGTTGTATCGTATTTTTTCGTTTCTGAATTCTACGATCAACTTTAGCAGCTTCAGTTGGATCTTCCTCCCAAAGAGCATCTAACTCTTTAGAATTCATATCATTGTTAATTTCAGCATTCAAAGTAGCGACTAAAGAATTTAAATCTTCCATCTTGGTTGAATACTGGTTTTTCAGACGATCCTCCTCAGCTCTTAGCTCTCTTTTCTCAATCGCTAGTTCTTCAGTCTTTCGTCTATAGTCGGCATCTTTTTGATAACCTGCTTTTAATTCTTCAAGGTCAACATCAATCTTTTCACCATTTACAGTTACTTGGTGTAGATCGGTTGTTTGTTCTTCAATCGCATTCTCATCTTGGGATGCTTCTTCTTGTTCTGCAACTTCTTGAGTTTCCTCTTGTTGAGTTTCAGCTTGTTGTTCAACCTCAGTTTCTGTTTCAGCTTTCGCTTTTACTTCTTCTTTTGGTTCAACTGGTGCAGCTTCTTCTTGCGGTTTTTTGATAACACCTTTGGTGTCCATTAAACCTTCAATAGACTTTGCAGCACCTTGTACTGAATCATTGTTCAGTAATGGGTTTGTGTTAGACATTTAAGTCCTCCTATGGTTAAGCTGTCATTTAGACTTGGCTTATTTTAACTATATAGTTAAAATTTTGTGTTTTGTTGTTGTTTTCTAAAATCTTCTAACTGTTTTTGAGCAAGTTTACCTGTTTCAATCACAGTTTGTAGATGTTGTTCTACTTTTCCAACAACATTGTAAGCAATCCAAAGTTTTTCTCTGGTATCACTCTCTTTAGCACCTGTTTTTTCTAACAGTGCCTCAGAATAAAGTTTTTTTAGAGATTCTATTGCCTCTACAAAAATTTTATTCTCTAGTACCTGCTTGGCTTGGTGGGATCGGCTGACTTCCAGCGACCTCTCCGCCTGATCTTTGGTTTCCATTTAATCCTTGTACTTGTTGGCTGAACATATTAGTCGATTTTGTGGCTTGTTCAAGAATTTTGTTTTCTCCAGCCATCATCATCTTGTCTAAATCTGCATCAGCTTTAATTTTTGCAGTATCTAACTGAGTATT